ACGTCGTTCTTCATCCACGCGACCCGGGAGAATCTTGTCGTGAATAAGGAAGTTAAATCTGAAATAGCTGAAGATGATCTAATATTTTAATTATGATCTGGGTAATTGAAAAGCTTTGGACTGATAGTTTTGAAAACCAATCTAGCGCAGCAAGTGGATATTCTCCGGAGGGATATTGCAGCTCCGAGGAAGAAGCTGATGCTTTAATAAAAGAAGCTGGTGAGTATAAGGGAGATTGCTGGTCATTAAGGATATTAAAAAAAACTTATATGATAAGGCGCAAGGTTCCTTTAAATCTTTTAACCAAGGATAACTAAAATGAAACAAGGAACCTTGCCTAAATTTGAGATTGATAAATCTATGGTGTCTAAAGCAAGAGAGCATCTTCTGTCATTAGATCCATACTACCGCACAGAATTTATAGATCAGATTAGAGAAGGGTTTTGCGAAGAATGCGGACGAGAGCTAGAGAGACATAATATCCACTGCTTTTATAAACAATGCCATTGCATGAATGATGAATAATATGAAACAAGACATCCAAATCAGAGAAGTATCGGATTTAATGAAATGGAAGATTCAAGAATATGACGGGCTTTGTGATTCTGAAGTTCCAGCTAATACACCTCATGCCGTGCAATTTGATGGTAAATGGTATGACCACGATAGTTTTTATGAATTCAAAGAAGAATGCACGAGTGAGTTTTACGAGAAAATGGACTGATTTATGAACATCAATCTCTCAACCAGACAAGCGGTGGGCAAGCTGGCAGAAACTAACTTAATTAAGGTACTTAGAGAAGTGGATGGAGTGCCCGGATTATGTGTGAGGTATTTTCCTCGTGAGGTCATCATTAAAGAGATTGCCTCAAATCAAGTGACGGTGACCGGACCGGAAGCGATTAAGAAGGGTTACTCGATGAGCCTGAAGGATGAGAACGGGGTATGTTTTATTGAGAGTAGATCATGAAACGATTTCTAGCATACTTGTTGATGAGTCCGATGGCGGCTTTGTTAATATTTTGTATCTATGCTTGGATTGATATTATTTTCCTTAAAAATCAAGGACGGTATTTTCTTAGTTTTGTTATATCTTTTGTCCTTATCTTCATCCCCTTCATTTGCGGAATTCACCTGTTATCGAAGGAGAAGAAATGAAAACGCCTGAAATCATAGGAAATTGTTTTTCCATAGCTGCAATTATCATCAATATTATTATTATTTGCATGTCATAACTATGAAACCACTCGACCTACAGCAGCTTGAGAAGGATATGGAAGGCGTTACTAGGGATGGAAGAGCTGTTCTTATTATTGCAATTACTTCAGGGAAATACTGCATTAAAGGAACTATTGGATTGATTCCGATGGCGTGGTCTCGGGATGGTAAATACTGCGAAGGCTATTCTCATGGAGAAGCACTTGACCTCTTCAACAAGCCCTCATGTGCACATGAAGAGAAAGAAGCGAAGGCGGGGAAGATGAAAGATTATCCAAATATGGAAGCGAAGATGGAAGATTTGAGTAATACGTGTTTTAAGAATCATTCCGCTAAACCCGCAACCGAACCTTCCTCATCATGTGAGACATTTGGATGGAAAGAAGCGGCTAAATTATGGGCTGAAGGAGTGGAGATTGAGATGTTTGATGAAGGACAATGGTATCCATTATGTGTTGCTGCTTACTCGTTATCTAGTTCAAGGATCTATTTCAAAGAAGACGCCAAATACAGACTCAAACCCCTTCCCCCACAAGAGCACTCAATAAAAATGTGGGTGAATGTATATGGAGAGAAAAGCATTGGATCATGGCTTTATAATTCTAAAACAGAAGCTGATTCAGCGCAATACCAAGGGAGATTTGCATGCGTGCCGGTTATGATCAAATTTCACAAGGGCCAAGGGCTTTCCCTCAATCAACCTCAATGAATATGAAAGAAGAAACTTGGGATTTAAGGAAGGCGGTTAGGAAAGCATTTAAGGATTTAAATGAACCTTGGAGCGCATCACCGGAGATGATTGAAAATCGTTTGTGCAAAGAAATCACATCCAAAATTCAATGTCCTTATGTCGTTAATGCCGATGAGGGGACTTCGCATTGTGAATTAGCAAATTCAAGTGTCACCGCGCTGAAGGCTGAACTCTTCAAATGCAAAGAGAGACTTGAGGCGGCTCAGAAGGTGGTGGAAGCAGCTAGGATGTGTATTTATCACGGCTCAAATGAGCATGACATAGCTGCACTTGCCACCATCGCCAACTACGACCAGCTCACATCAAAACCACAACCTCCGGTTTAGCCGCGATAGATCCCAAAGAATAATTTATTCCCATGAATGAACAAAAAGCGCGAGAGATCCTTGGAGATGAGATAACAAAAGAAGGAGGATTGTATGATCTTGGACATTACATGTGCTGGCATCCTACTGACACAAGAATCACTTTAGATTGTGCATTTGAAGTTGAAGAACTTGAAGCCATCGTCTGGTGGATGAAAAATCATGGAAAAGCAAAATGACTAAAAATGAACTCTCCCGACGATTTCCAAACGCCAGCGAAGCCTTCCTCAGAGCCAATAAAGATCGAGTTGAGAGTGAGGGGGAGAGTCCCAAGCCTGAATGCAATCTTGGCAATGAATCATTGGGGAAGGACGAAGTTAAAGAAGTCAATTCAGGCCGCGTTAAAATCATCTATCACGTCTTCCGTAGCCGCCTCTGTGATCCAGACAATGTATTCCTCAAGTACCACACCGACGGACTCCGATACGAAGGACTTATTAGAGATGACAGGAACCAAGATATTGAGATTGAAGTTGAACAATTTAAAAGCCGGGAAGAATTTGTAATTATAACTCTAATATACCCAAATGAGTAAAACACATGGAGGAACAATTGGAAGAAAAACCGGAGGCAAAGAAGCTAGGGAATATATTCGATGGATAGCGATGAAATCTAGATGTCATAATCCAAATAATAATAGATATAATTTATACGGCGGCCGCGGGATTAAGGTATGCGAAAGATGGAAAAACAGTTATGAAAATTTCTTAAAAGATATGGGTTTATGTCCGGAAAATCATTTCCTTGATAGAATTGATTCTAATAAAGAATATAGCCCTTCAAATTGTCGATGGGTTACCCAAAAAGAACAGCAAAACAATAGAAGGAATAATTTCAGGATTGAATTTAAAGGCATAATAAAAACTTCGGCTCAATGGGCTGAAGAATTAAATTTTAATACAACCACCATTCATGCTCGCCTTTATAAATTGGGATGGACAATAGAAGAAACTTTAATGACGCCGCTTCGCAAATGCAGGGCAAGAATTGGTACGTCTTAATTACCTTAACCTATCCATAGAAAGAATACAATGAACGACCGATATAAAGTATTACAAGCAATGATTATTGGAGGAATTGTATTCCTATTTATTGGAGTCATTGCTTACCGAGAGACGCATCCTGCAATGGATCATTCCGTGGATAACGGAGTAATAAATAAGTCCGTATATGGAACTAATATCATCACCATATTAAAATGAACACATCCGATCGCGGAACTAAATGGCTCTTAACCTTAATATGGATCATTTCATTGATGGGGGTCGTTTCCGTCATGATGCTTATTAAATATGGAAAGAACCCGGTGCAAACCGACATCACACACCCTCCTCAAGCTTTGACGGTTACATCCAAAGTATTCACCACATTGAAACAAAAGAAAATCTTAGTCATGGGAAACAACGTAACCTTAATTAAAGTCACAGATAAAGAATGGAAGATGTTAGAGAAAGAGTTTCCGAATAGACTGACCACTCAGGACATCACCTTTTACAGCGATAACGTTAAATCTAAATGAAAACCTTATTATACGACTTATTTTGTTGGATATGCGTTCCCTTCGGTGTGCTCATGATGGGCTATGAGATTTTAAGTGATAAACCGTTCTTCTTTCTTAGAAGAGAAATTAGGGGAGGCAAAGGGAATGTTAAATGGAAGACGTTAGGCTCAAAACCTAATTTCACTGGTAAATACTGGGTGAGAACCAAGCCTTTTACTTACAAGGAAGTGTGGTTTGATGAGAATGGATGGAGCAAGAAATCGGGAGAATTTAAATACTGGCTGGATGATGAGGTTAACTATAGTCCTGACAGAATGACCCTCAAACCTAGCTGGGCTGATGTTTCCTATGATGAATACTGCATTAGGAAGGCACTTTAATATGAATATACCTATATCAACAATAGCATGGCTGGCATTAGGACTTTTAACTCTTCTCTGTATGGCGGGAGCAACTCTACTGAGAGGGTGGATGTGAGCGCGATGAAACCAGTCCAAGCCATCTGCCTACTCTGCAATGAAATGTATCTGAAACGTGCATATAACGGTAAATTTTGTCCTGCCTGTAAGGATAAAGCTTCAAAGATGAAGAGTCGTCAACACCGAGATGAATTGATTGAACAGATCAAGAAAGCAGTCTCTAGGGGGAAAGCGATACACTTGGCTAAGATGACAACGAAGGATATTAAGCTGGTGAAAGCGTTTTATGCTAAAGCAGGATTTTTAAGGTAATTCTATGGTTGCTCTACAATCACCCCAACTATCGTTTGAACCGCATAAGCTGGCACTCTGTATGCCTGCAATGAATCCATTCGCATTTGATGAGTTCTGCGAGAACATAGCTAGGAATGGCCAGAATCAACCAGGAATGGTCTTTGAGGGGAAACTGCTCGATGGGAACCACCGGTACAAAGCATGCCTTAAAGCGGGTTTAACGTTCAAATATGAGGAGTTTAAGGGGTCCTATAGCGACGCCATTGAATACGTGGCAGCTCAGAATCTTGAGAGAAGGCATTTAACGACCTCTCAGAAGGCTTGTGCTGCTGCTTTATTGCATGAATGCATGAAGCAATCACCATATGATTTTAAACCCCCCGGCGAGAAGAGATATGGCAATGACCCCAAACGTAGAACCTCCTTCAAAATTGCTAACATCTTTGGAATAGGTAAAACAACTGTAGAAAGAGCTGCTATCGTAAGAAAGAAAGATAGAAGTCTATTTAACAGAATCTTAAACGGAAGTGTAAAACTAGATGCAGCCTATAACAGGGTGAGAGAGAAAAAGCCCGTTAACTTCGATAAAAAACCATACCTGCTAAAAGGCTTCAATTCCGAGATAGAGGATGGAATTCGACTACCAGATGATCCTTTACCAGTTGAAATCAAAGTTCCCATGGTGTTTGACAGTCTTGACCATATCATGATTTTCCATCACCAGCTTCTTAAACGTGGTTTAGAGGCCCATATTCACGCTACAAACGATCAGAAATGGGCTTGTGTCTATACGCTCTATGGTACACCCCCAAGACCTTTTAAACCCCTAGACTACGCTCCCGACATCCGTACCGCCATCGTCAGAGCGGGGCGTGAATACCTAAAGATCTGATTTGACTATCCTGATGAACTTGTATAAGTTGAGTATATGGTAACAATCATCACCGGCATGTTGGTTATTGTGATTATGTACAAAGTTATCTTTGAAAAATGATTTATGGATAGAAACAGGCGCGCTGAACTGTTCCATGAAAGATTAAACAATTCTGGATTTTCTTCCTATAAAGAATATCTGGGATCAAGCGAGTGGAAAGAGAAAAAGTTAGAAGCTAAGGTCTGTTGGGGTCAAAAGGCAAATAAATGTTCATTTTGCAGGGATTTTATGGATGTCTGGCATCATAAATCCTATGTTCGAGTAGGCGGGAATGAGGGACCAAAAAAAGATCTAATTCCTCTTTGCAATAATTGCCATCAATATCTTCACTGGTTGGCGTCAAATGCTAATATCAGATGGATTACTTGCAAGATGCGAGTACAAGCTGGAAAGCTTAAATCAACCCAAAAAGGAAAAACATTTCTTTCCCCCATTCAAATTAGAATTCGACTTAGATCGAAATTCAACGGATGGGGTAGAAAGTGGGGGAGGAACATGGATTTAATTCCTCCTGTATGTTCCGACATCAGGAGAGAGGCTAATCCGGTAGCACAGATTGATAAAACGGAGGTGGTGTAGGTGGACCCTGTCTCATGCTCTCAAGTTCAATCTTAGCTTGGTCTGCCGCTCTCTTAGCTTCCAGATCAGCTAATTGATTCTTTCGTCTCTCAACTTCCATTTGATATTTAGCCTGTTTGGATTGAGATCTTTGTTGCTTTTGCAGTTCGGCAAGATCAGCAGCTTTATTCTCAGCTAGTCTCTGGGAAAGCTTTGCAGCACCTTCTGGAGTTTGCATCCATTCCTGAATTGTAGGTTGCTTGATTGGAGCAGCCCTTCCTTTTAAAAGATCGATTCTTTGTTTAACCAAGGAATTTAAAGAGTTAATGTCTTTACCAAAGGATTTTTTGAGATTCTTAAGAGCTAACAATCCTTCAGCGGTTGCCCACACAGGATTACCATGAATAGCTGCGGCAATGGATCTCAAAGCTCCAAGCTCTGTCTCTCCTTTTATCCCAGCCTGTTCAAGATAAGCTTTGGCTCTGGTTGCAGTCGGTCCCATCTTCTTTTCGTACATCTTTCGTAGAGTGATAATATCGCTGTGCTTTTTATTCAAAGCACCACCTCTGACAGGATCGAAATCATTAAGTTTCTCACTTATCTTTTTGGATACACGATCTCGAATAACTTCATTAACCTTTCCTTCCAGTTCAGTCGGAGGTTTTCCAGATCGAGGGTCGAGAGGATTAAAGGTTTTACTCGTGGTCCTATTAATGGTTTTACCGGAAGCATGAAGCTCTTTGAACGTTAAAGGCTTTTTATAGCTAGTGATGATTTTATCAATCATTGTTTCAACTTCAGCCGGGTCAAATGATACATCCAAATCAGGAATATCCCTCTTAAGATCAGCCCTAACATTCTTTCTAACCATCTCTGGATTATCTAAATTCTTACCGAAATTAAACACTTCATTTGGAGTTGTCCCACCCACAGCACCAGTATCTGCTAGAGCAGCCTTTTCAGCCGCAATAGCTTCTTCTGTATTCAATAAAGCTTGGTGATATTCAACGCTCTCGGGCATATCTGTTTTCACACCAATATCAGGATTGGCTCGAAGAATTTCAGCATCAGTATTAGCAACCATCTTTTGAAGACGATCAATCCCGCCGGTATCTCCATAGACTCTAGGAGCAAGTTTAGCTGCTTCGGCTTTAGCTTGATTAACCTTCTTAACTTCTCGCAGAGCCTGCTGACCCTTCCATTGTTCAAAGGTTGGTTTGACTGAAGTCAGAAGAAGCCCGGCTCCAACTGGATCCTTTTGTGCCATGTCTGCAAGCTCGCTCCCTACATTTAAAACGGTGTCCAAGGATTGAGAGCCAGTATTAGCATTACCAAACTTGACATTAGCTTCTACTGGACGTTCTCCGGTCAGAGTTTCTCCAGAAGTATCTAACTTATGAAATTCGTCCATGGTCTTTGCTTGCGCTAAAGCCCCCTGCCTTTCTCCAACAGCTTGAACTAATTGAGCAATGTCTGGAGTGATTTTACCGATAGGGTTTAGAGTGGTTAAAATCCCTCTAGCGAGAGCAAATGGAAGACCAACGGCTCCACCCAAAGTTTTGCCGGCAATATTCTTTCCAAGCGTAGCTTCTCCAAGATCCATCCCTGTTTTAAAGCCTTGATCTTGAGCCTCATTATATCCGTGGAGAGGGAGATGACTTCTCCAAGACTCCTCATTTAGAGGCATTCTAGCCTCATTCTCACCCCTAGCTGCTAATACATCCTCAGGAACTTGAGACTCTCTGTAAATAGCACGGTACTTAGCAAGCTTTTCAGCTTCTGCCCTTGTCATCGTCTCTCCTGTCCCAGTTCTCTCTTGATACTTTAGAGGGACGTTCTCAGGAGTGGGAGGGGAGTATTGAGGAGTTTGATATTCTACTCCACCAAATTCATCAGTGGTTTGCTGAGGATCTTCAGCCTCTATCCCGCCAAATTCATCAGTGGCCATATTTACGGTTTATGGTGTAGCTTCCCATTTTTACCAATGTAAGGAGCATTCACTCCTGAAGGAAGGGCATCAAAATCAGCTTTAGTCGTTACTGTAGGAATAACATTTGAGGAGCCAGTTTTAGGAGCTGAAGTTTCTTTCTTACTTCCAGGGACATAAGCCATCTGCTCAGCTCTCGCTTTAATAAGATCGCCCCACTGATCTTTTAGCTCAGGATTACGATCTAAAACATCCTTAATCTCTAATCCCTTAATCTTGTAATGATTCTCAATAATTCGATTACTTAGAGCATTCATTTCAGACAATACTCCTTTAAGCCTATTCCTTATTCCTTCCGTATTAACAGCTTCAGGCTCTCCTGTTATTTGCTCCTTTAATTTAGCAAAGGATCGATAAATATTTTTATATTCTGCTGTTTTCTGACCCAAATCCGTAGGCACACCTCCTTTGATAATAGCAGCGATATCTTCTTCAATAAGACCCAATTCTTCGGGAGTATTGGTTTCATTGGATAAAAGCTGCAAAGCTCGTTCACCCTTCGTTTTTGCAACAGCCGCAAGACCCAGAGAGCTTCCTTGGGTTGCCATTTCAGCCTCACTATCTTTGGCAACTTTTCTAAAAGAATTCCTATCGTTAACAGATATGGTATTCTGTGATCTCCTAGCTTTCTCAGCATGAACTCTGTCTTGTTCAATTTGTTTCATAGCCGCTTTGCCGGCTCGACTGCCAGGGCCTGAAATTTCCAATGTTTGTTCGGCCAAGCTTTTAGGCTTAGTCGGAGCGGGGCTAGGCATTGGAGGAGGAATTTGTCCAAAATCATTAGAAGATGGATTAGGAGACGCGAATGGAGGATTACCAGTATTCGCTACATCAGGCTGTCCGCTCTGTCCCGATTGTTGGGCTCGCTTTGGAGAATAAACAACCTTTCCATTTCTAATATCAAAATAATCTCCATTTTGATCCTCCCTTATATAATCTTTTTCAGCCTTTGGATCAGAGACGTATTTCTGAGCATATTGATACCCGTGTTCCAATTCATTCTGATACCATTTGGCACCTTCAGGGCTTCGAATATCAATTCCGTTCTGATTAGCATAATCACGGGTTACTCTCACAATAGCGTTTTGAGCTTCTCCTGCGGTATGAAATGAGCCTCCAGCCTTCTGGCTCTCTCGCATGAACATCTCTTGAGGGGTTTCAAGAGGCGCACGAGCGACTTGACTGTTATATCCATAATCACTCATCGGTCCGATATTCCTTGGCTGTTCCGGTTCGTATCCGGGTTGTACTGTGGAATGGTACATGATTGGAGTACCGGGAGGATAAGGATTGGATTCCTGTGGCGCGCTCATCGCCATATCCTGTGCTCCCATTTGCGCATCACTAGCCATCTGATTGTTGAACCGATTAGGATCGTTAGCCATCTGATCTAATGCCGCAGCGTATATACTCATATTTTAATAATAGGTAGAAACTCGTCCACCAGATTCCTGAACTTGATTACCGCCCATGCCACTATAGAATTGATTAGAAGATCCTCCTCCTCCAGAAGAATAACCATAAACAGGAGGCTGATAAGCGGGCTGAGAACTTCCAAAGTTGTGATACCCGCTATAATCATTTCCACCCTGATTCATTCCAGCAAAGTCTCTATTCTGTGTATCTAATAAAGATACTCCGGGAGTGAACGTGGTGTGCCCAGAGCTTGTTCCACCCATCTTCATCCCTCCACCGCCTCCTCCTCCAGACATCATTCGCATCAAGTTGGACATATAATCCAGATTCTGTCCTCGTTGACTAATATCTAGACCATACTTCTTCAACTGCTCATCATTCCTACGCTGCTGTTCCAAAGCTAGAGCTTGTTGAATTCCTAGTTCTTGCTGTCCTGCTTGAGATTGGTATCCAAGGCGCGCTTGATTCCTTGCATCCTCAGCCCTAGCAAATCCTTGAGCAGAAGAACCCATTCGAATCCCTGCATTCACATTATGTTGAAATGCTTGCTGTGCTTGGTTCTCTCCCATTGACCGCATATAGGTAGGATAGTTCTGAGACGCAGAATTATAAGAGAAAGATCCCATGTCAGGAGAAGGGATCTGTGACAAATTCCCAGCTCCACCACTCTGAGCTGAAGACATCATCATGTTAAAAGGGTTATTAGCAGCAGCACTCTCTTGTGCAGCTTTCCATTGAGGAGAGCCGTAGACATAAATGCCCTGTGAACTGAGGTCTGGTATTACGTCATAGCCTGCCATGGGATTTTCCTTTGTTAAATTTCTTATCTTCTATTAAATTGAATTACGCAATCCAGAAACAGTTACTTCTAACCCAGCCCCACTTCCTTTAGCTTGTATAATCTCACCTGCTAACATGACTAGTGGGGTTATGCGATTAGTTGCTCCTCCTGAGAATGATACAGTTGCTCCCGCCGCTATAGCGAGAGATACCACTTGCACCCATTGCAACCCATCTTGTCTTTTTAAAGTAATCGTTAAATCCAGAGGGCCGGCTGAGTTATTATAAGCTGTAACGTTGGAGATAAAACCTTCATTAGAAGCAGGCATCGTATAAATATCAGCATCACTAGCATTCCCTGCTGCCATCGATACTCCTATTTTAGGGGGTAGAGCCATAGTTATAACCAGAGTATAGATTCGATTTCTGCTGAATTAACATCTTCAGTCGTCGCAACTGAAGTAGTCGAAGCTTGAGATGATCCCGATACCATTAAAGGAAGTAAACTTTTATCTACAACAACCTGATTGGTTAGAGCGGTGATAATATCCTGCTGATTTATGGTTAATCTGCGTACCGCTTCATCTGTAAACTCTCTCAATTCGTCAGGAGCCAGAGATTGTAATCCCTGGAATCTGGTAGAAGTGTTTACGTTAAAGCGTTCTATGGGCATGTTAAAGGGTCCCTAAATCGTAAATTGGGTATTTAGGCTCAAATTTATAGATGGGTTTTTTGTGGCGTTCGATGTAGTCGGCAAGTTTTCGAATAATAATTGGATCTTCCCTTAATGCTCCAAGAGCCATATTGCATTGCTGGCATAAAAGATCCCTTATTTTACCCGTTGTATGGCAATGATCTACAGAAAGTCTTTTAATTCCAAGCTTCTGATTTTTCCAGATTTTAGCAACTTCAGGCTTCCCACATGATGCACACAAATCTTTCTGCTCCTCTTTCTTTTTATTGTATTCATCCAAGGTTATTCCGTGGATACTTTTTAACTGATGATCCAGCCTTTTCAAAGGGTTAGCTCTAATCCATTTCAGGCCCTGTGCATTGAGCCTTTCTCTATTTTTATCTCTCCAAGCTTTTCCCCTAGCTCTCTCTTTTTCAGGATTTTCAGCCATGCATTTAAGATAATAATCCTTTCTTTTCTGAACATATCTTCCAGCATATTTTCTTCCAATTATTGTCATGCATTCTGCGCATCTGGAATTCATCCATGTCTTGCCATTCTTTACCTTTATTAATTTAAAATCTGATTCTTGTTTTTCAGACTTACAATATGTGCATGTTTTCATAGCTAGCGAATTACGTTATCAGCGATACTTTGATCGTTCAGATCAATCGTGATCGTTTCCACATTCATCGCAAACGTGTCTGTATTCACATTATTATCCACAAGGATAAATCCTAAAACCGTGCAGACATTTGTTTGAGGTAAAGCTCTAGTCGATCCAGATAAAGTAGGATCTGCCACTTGCTCTCCTTGTGGAGTGGCATCAAGGAACTGAACATCGCTAGGAACAGGATCAAACTCTTCAAGCCCAAAGAACATAATCGGATTAGAATCAGCTGCAACGTTCTGCTTTCCATGATTCACTGCTAGCTCTCTAAACGTTAGAGGAGTACGAGCATCTCCAGAGGTAAACCATTTAGGTCCAATAATCCCTTGAATCACTCCAATGGCAAACTTCCATCCAAGTCCACTAGGAGCTGCTGGTAGAGCTGTATCAACTAAAGAAACATTCCCAACTAAATCCATTGTCTCAACGTAGTTAACGGTAAACGTGGTAGCAGTGTTATCTGAAATTCTGCATTCGTAGAAAGTAGGATTCTTAATTAAAGTCGCTTCTGTGCCATCCGTGGACTCCTGCCAGACTAGGACTTGAATCCCTTTAAGACCGTCTCCAGCTGTGTCAAATGCTGCTCCTGAGGCTGTGAGTACGGTTGTAGTTTGTCCTGCTGCATCTAGATCCCCCTGCATATCTCCAGAGGCTACCCAGTCATAGTACCGATTATCAACATTATCCAAGCCAAGACGAGCAATACCCCCGCTATAACCAAACTGACCAATGTAAACTCGTCCTCGAATCTGTCCATAAGTGAAGACGTCCAAATAACGGAGAGGGTAATACTCCGGATCACTCCTTAAATCCCCAGAATTTAAGTCTAATTCTAGGATATAATTCGGTACTGTATTTCCATCCAAGTAAATTGCCCATCTGATTGTATCTTCATTCCGGTAGTAGGCTCCATGGATAAAACTGATCCTCCAACATTCAGAGTTGGTGTCTAAGGTGACCCGGTTTAGAACGCTTTTAATCTTTTGAGTTGAAATCGGCATCACTGTGCTCCCATCACTCATCACTATCTCTCTCTTGCCTTTACTGAAATCTAACCAGTAAAGACGTCCATGAGCGGGGACAATGGAAAAATGAGATCCACACCCAAACTCAGTGGAAACGAAGTTCAACCCGTCATCCAAAGGAAATCGGTCATAATCCTCCGCAATCACCCAATTAGCTCCCATGATAAGAACTCGATTGGTATTAGGCACCTTCCCAGCCGCTAGTACTGCACTAGGATAATCATTGTTAATGTTGTCAAATGGGAAGCTGTGAGGGTTTAGGAGATTCGATACCTTCCTGTTAGGTTCAGTCCAGATCGATCCGGTCTCACTCCCGGTCACTCCATCGTAGGTATCCGCAGTACCGTCAGCATTAACCAAAGTCACTGTATTAGGGTCTACGTATCGACAAAGGTAGGTTCCTCTCCCATTAAATCCTCCCGTAGTATCTGAATCCCTTTTAATGTTCCAAAACTCTATTCCATCATAAATGGTTTCAGATGTGGTAACCGTGGATGATCCATTCGTGAATGTACCCGTCACTCGTTTGACAATCCCTCCCGCACTTAACAAGCGACCGTTAATCTCCAACAAAATAGGCTGGGCTGTAGGGAAGTCGTTATCAGTATTTAAGATGAAAGAGTCTGCTTGTGCTGTTCCTTCATTCGTCGTGGTGCAGGTCGGAAACCCGTTAGCCATGATGATGTTGAATTCAACCACACTATTATCATTACCGCATCCCAGTACGACCCTATAAAATGTCCCATAGGTAGAATCAATCTTTTGAGCGACATAAATATCAATGTTATCAACTTTCGTGTCTGTTGTGGAAACCTTGGTTAAAAGAACGTCATCTCCAGATCCCAGAGTAACATCTACAATGTTTGATCTATTTCCCTGGATGTTATCTCCAGAGAGTCCGTCATCAAAGAATGTTGAACGGTAAACAATGCAAATACCATAAGTCCCTGCGGTGCTTGTCCCAGCTCCGTTAAATGGAGCTGTTAAATTAAAACATGGAATGATTCCTAGACGGTAAACATCTGCGGATGAAGCGATGTTATTCCCAAAGCAACGCGGGAAACTCTCTCCGTTCCCAAAAACTCCAGCCCCCCACTCCCTATGAGCTGCATAGGTGGGCTTGTAGTTGGGGCTGAGTGACAGTAAAATTGGGGTAGGTATGGTAGCTCCTAGGGTATAGTCATGTTTGTTAAGATCCCGTTACTATAATAAAGTCGATTACTGAAGATTCCTCCAGTGACGGTTAGAGGCCAGTTGGTCACGATAGCTGTGAATCCAAGAACGCCTTTCACCGAATAAGCATTTGCATCATTTGTACCATTTGCCCTGAAGTTCACGCTATTCGTCCATGATCCAACTAAAGCTGTGACATTAGTTCCCAGTCCTCCGCTAATCAGAGGGATTGGAGCTATAACGACGAGATTTGAAGTAACGAATTGAAGTTTATTAGTATAGCTACCGTTTAAGAATGTGATGTTGGTTCCCGTTCCACCGTTAGCGATTGCAACTTTACCAGAAGTGATGAATGAGGCTGAGGAATTGGTGAGATCAACGTACCTGACAAGATTCCCAATGTTTGTGGGAGCAACCGTCATATTTACTTGGTTGCTGAAGGTAAGTGGGGTGGTAACCACGTTTCCGGATATATCTACCATGACCGCTTTAAACACATCACCAATCGCGGCTACGAAAATTACACAACACATTACTAATGCTAGGGCTAAGAGTTTTTTCATACTTGGGTACTGTTGAGCGATCCGGTGTTGTCCACTGATAACCGAAAATTATCTAAATTACCATCTTGAAAGACAGGACCGAAACCAGTTTCAAAACTCTGAGCTGTTGTGTATGAAGTCACAGGAGTTGACGGTCCAAATATCCCAGTCTTAATCGTTCCTGCTTGAATGTAGAGCCTTGAGATCGTTGTAGAGAACTTAAACCCAAAGAGAGCGTTCTGAGCTACAAATAGGTCTGAGGAGATCGTAGTCCCTGGCGCCGCTATCCCCGTCACTGTGATAGCTCCACTAACGTCTACGGCTACTTTCCACCAGTTTAAGTCAGGACTTTGAAGGTCTAGCTCTGATCCTGTATCAAATAAGAAATCAAAGATGCTGATGAGTTCAGACCAGTCATAGAGGATGATGGATCCGTTATTATCATAAACGAGAATCTTATCAGGACTGAGAGGGTCTCCATCTACTTTGATGTCAAAGATACCCATGACTCCGAATTCCAAGGTTGCTCTCGTTTGCACCCCTTGACGTTTCTTCCCGCGTTGACCCCAACCTCTCACATTCTGCATGAATGCATACTCTCCAGCCTGCCTCTTCAGGTTCCCCTGATCGGGCTTCGCGCTAAAGTCATGTAGAATTGTCTTAGACATTGTAGGTAAAAGGTCCGAGTTTAGCTGCCATGAATTGCGCGTTTGCAAACCATCCCACAGAATTAACTGGCGCACTTGGATCCAGAAGAGCCACAATTCCAGATACATCTGCCTGAACTTGGGCCTGCGTTAGGGTGTAGAAATTGGTTCCATTTGAAAGTAAAACATAGGTGTTAATTGCAGGACTTCCAAATTGAGATGGAGGAAAATAAATTTCATTCGCAGAATTAGCATGAAGGAACTGAGTAAATAATAGCTTAATTTGAACAGCTGGATATTTAACAATGTTAGGAGACGAAAGGGTTGCTCTATTTGTAGTATAAATAAAATGATCTGCATCTGCATCTCCACCTGCAAATCCAAATCCTGCATCTGCAGCAGGAGTATCAGATTGAAAAGCACATGCAATCTCAAGTGCTTTTCTTGTATTACCATCAGGAGCTAATGGATAATTGGTTACGATACATGCTCTAGCATTAGCCTCAACGCCCCACGGCTCAATCCAATATCGCCTATGACTATTTGGTGTGATAATTGTAGCCCAATCCGCATCCACATTAACCCATTCAAATAGTCGTATCGCAGTCCTGCATTGAGCTAAGCGTTGTTTATAAGTAGCTGGAGTTGCTGCTGGAGGCACTATTGATGGGACGGCTGTATCATAATAAAGAATATCTGTCGCTCCCTGCATGGATGAGATGTTTCGGATATAAGAGAAAGTCGCTAGATCGACTGCTGTTCTAATATCATTAACAAGCTCTGCTCCTCGAGTCCCAGCCGGAACCGAGAAATGAGCATCCCATTGTCCTAGATCATATCCATAAAAACCATTCACAGGCATAGTTATATTTCCTACAGCCCCAACATAATATGTGCCTTTAAGCTGAGTAGCTGGAGCTTCTCCTGATCCTCCAATAAAACCTCCAGCATTAAACATTCTATTAGGAAAGATAAATGTAGGCAAATTATGCCTAGCCAATCTCTCATTTATAGCCCTCATGGTCTTCTCAAGAGGGAATAAGGTAAAGACGTTGCCTCCAGCTGAATCTAAAGGATCTGCAAATGGATAAGGATCAGGATCATTCATCGTTGCCGATGCTAGATCGGGGAAGAATGTAAGAGTCCCTCCTGCCTGAAAGATTGGAATGATGATCCCATCTAGCTCAATATCAAAGATCCCCATGATTGGATCTGGGCTTGAACTCACCGGCTCAACTCCTTTTCTCTTCGCTAGATTCTTGAATGGACGAGGATGGACGTTCTGATTGAACTCCATCTCTCCCTTATCTGTGATAAGAGAGGAGGTAGTGGTATTAATTCCCTTGAAGACATTTATGACAATTTTTGCCATTACCTAGAGATCCAGCTTGGACCCATTTGAGTTCTGTCTGGGCGTCTGCCGGTATCCTGTTGTTTCATGTTCTCAGCTACTTGTTCATTCAACCACGCACCACCGATTGCTTCCTGATAAGCTCTGGTTAAATTAGCAACCATATCTCCGCGCAGTGCAGTCCTTCCATCTAGCGCAATCAAGTATCGACATGTAGCAAGGAAAGCATCCTCATACCCTGCTAGAACAATCGGAGAGACGTCTGAATCCGCAATCATATCTGGGATACCTTTAATGTAAGGAATAGCCGCTACATATCGATCATTTGCACATGGAGAGAACCCGACAAGCTTCGTCTCTTTAGGTGTGATGGCGTACACCGCATTCGCCACAGAGCTACCAGCATCAGCAGGATTCACATAAGGATCATAGGTCGTACAAGATGTTGAAGCTGTCCTCGCATCAATATAATATGAATTAGTCTCTCCTCTGATTCGGATCTCTCGATCAACAATATCAGTTGGTAAAGTACCAGATGAAATTGTCCACGAAGAGACATTAGCTGTCGTTGATACGTTAACAGTTCCAACATTAAAATAATCCTGCCTACGCATGTTTCCGACTATCCCAAACCAGAGAGGGGCACCTTGAGAGATGACATCGTTAAAACTCGCATCCGCATGATAAACGAGTGCGCTTTCTGATGTAGTTCCGGGATTAAACAGCTTCGCATCCAGAGCAACGGGACGAATGAAGTTTAATGGGAGAGGGTAGAAACGTTTAATGATTACAAAAGTTTGAGCAGCAGCACTTGTACCCTGATAAGGAACTGCCAACACAATAACAGTAGATGAAGTAAATGTTCTAATCTCATACCACCCTTGATTCGTTAACTGAATAAACGACCCTTCCATGTCCTTGGTAAAGGTAGTCCCAGATCCAGTAACAGTCTTTGAATCCTGAGTCACTGTAATTGTGCCGGTTGTGTAAGGAGGAGCTAAAGGAATGTAAACTGTATCGGTCTGTTGTTCTAGAAACGCCCAATTCCCATAGTTTACGAACACCTCCTGTGCGCGACGAATAGCAGATGCCACAGCAGCAATCAGATCCCCCCGAGTGGTCCCAGTCTTGGTTCCAATCATGCGATATAAATCATTCTTAATCGCCAAATAATCCATCATACAGTTCCTTTATGGTAATTCTTCGCTTTCATCAGATTCTTGAGTAACTTTCTTGCCACTTGCAGATCTCTGCTGTCGTCCAAAGTGTAGGTCAGCCTGTATGCAGAGGGTGCAGTCTTCTTCAAAAAATGGTTGATGCCTTCTACATCCAACTCTTTCTGTTTCCTTATCATTCACGTTTTTTCTTAAGTTTAATATCTACACAATGGATGCAACAAGGATCGTGGATTGGATGATGCTGTAAACATTTATCTTTATTTAAAGAAGCTAAGAATCGAGAATCGATTAAATTTTGGCTCTCAACAGCAAATAATACATACCCTACAGCCACGATTAATGATGTAAAAAATAAGATCATTTCTTTGATTTCAAATATCCAATCATGATGCCAACCCAGAGGGCGCATGTTAATAATCCCAACATAAGAGCAATGGCGATAATCATATATTAAAAGGAGGCTCGATAAACTTCCATTCTACCATGACATTCTCTCCTTCAGGTATCCCTAAAGCTTTCGCAGTAGCTGGAAACAAATCAATGCCTGCACCATTGCAGACAGTCACTCCCAATATCCCTCCATTGCCATCAGGAACGCTTGCTAGAGCTAAAGATCCTTCTCTAAGAGGACAATACCGTCCTTTATGCGTCTCAGCTCTGGATTTCTCTTCTCCAAAGACGTAGGCATCATCATCGCAACACCACGGGCCAACATCTGCCACCATGGCGCACGTAAAAAGATCTCCATAACGCACAATAACCCACTTTCTTAAAGCTTTAGTTGAAGGAAGAGCTACACCAGGAAAGAAAGACCCCATCCACGGACCGATTGCCAAGGGCTGAGGTTCCATGTGAGTTGCAAGAACTTTTTTCATTTCCTTCATTTTCTCTTAAGTAAATAACCCCCAATATCCTTAATAAACCCCAGTACCTCTAAAGGAAATCTAATAATCCCCCAAACTAGTATTAGAAAAACTAATGGGATTGAGAAGAGAACCTCAATCCACTTTGGTTTATCAATAAAGGGGTCATGTTCCATTTAAATACCTATTTTACTTACAGCCCCAATTGCAATGGAAGTGACTGTTTTAAGGATAAAGTTACGAGTCTTATCAATCTCGATCTCTCCCAGTCCTGCAACCGTTAAAGCTTTCATCTCAGCTAGGGCCAAAAGACCCTTTAAAAGGCTCTCAAACTCATCCTCAGTGATCTTCCCAGACAATCTGAGGACGATGTACCTTTGAATCGATGGGAAGGCCATCTCAACGAATTGAATGGCATCCTTGGATGCTTCCTCAATCAAGGTGTCTCGAACATTCTTAGCTGCCTCTAAGGCTCCATTTTTAAGATCGTCTAGTAATGACATAAATTTAAGTTCTAATGACGGTCCGCTTTGGCGCCTTCCAACCGAATTATCTCATCGAAACCATCGCTAATCTGAATCCGTTTCTCTTGGATATAGTCTGGAGAGTATTCTGCTCCATTCTTCCATGATTCCAGATAAGATCCTAGAAGGCTTCCTTTTGGGTTTATTAAAATATCCCATTGCTTACATGATACAGCGTTACTTTTACCCTTTCCCTGCTCATAGGCATAAGCAAAAGACAGTTTATCCTGTAAAACAGTGATTTGTTCCGCATGGAACGTTGCTGGCGTATTAGAAGCATCTACAAGAGCCAAGGACTCAATCTTCAGATTTTGAGCGTTATAATAGCTGTTTTGATCGTAGGAACTGATGAGGTTCGCACAGCCTGCAAGAAAAATCAGACCAATTAACGGGAGTTTTAGTATTGTCTTCATAAGACTATTTAGGTGGGATTCCGGATGATTGGTCTGAAAGTTGTTTATGGATGGTGTTCTTCTCAATCATGGACCACGCCAGATTTGAAGCTACTAGAAGGATGCCTGTGATAGTTTCGGTTAACCCTTGAATCTGGGCGGCTCCAGCTTGATCTGTTAATCCTCGTCCAATGAGCCATACACACACAGCATTTAAACTGTGACGAACAATAGGTAACAATATTACTTTTAAGAATTTATCCATAATTTTATTTAGCAAAAAGGTGATAAACACGTTCTCCAACCAATCCTATAATAGTGCTGGCAAATACGGTCCTTAATACTTTCTTTTCTTTTTCAGAGTCTGTTAATTCCTTAACTTTAACCTTTATGCCAGGATTAGAGTCTCCTGTCCCCCATATCTCTTCAGAGTGTGATTTTATTAGTTTACCTTGTTCTTCTATCTGGATTTTGGTGACTTGGATATGGTTCTCCAACATCCCCTTCATCTCCGTCACTTGCATCAAAATCTGATGGGTATCATTCATTAAGGAAGGACTGTGATACTCATGCTAAAGCTTGTGGAGATATATTGCTGAGGTTCATTGGTTTTCTTGGCCAATTCCACCAGTTTCACAAACATATCTGCAATATCTTGAGGTCCATTGACTGCCCCTTGGCTCATTTGTCCGTTCCCGACGATGTTAAATGTAAATGTCATATTAGTAGTGTTGGTATCTGTTTTTTAGGTAGGTTTCGACTTCTTGTCTGTTAGCATCTGAAAGGGCTGTCCGATAAATTATGACTTCAAATACGTCTCCAATGAGAGAGCGACTAGCCACTATCCCATCATATTCTGCTCCAATTCCGAATTCTGATACCGAAGTAACCGGACCAGATGTATCAGCTATATTCGTAACAATCTGTGAACCGTTCTGATAAACATTCCATGCGGTTGAAGACTTTACGTAAGACCGGGTATAGGCTTGATTGGTCAATAAAGCCTTGGGTCCAAGATCGGTTCCAGCTCCAGCTCCCACCCATCCAAGTCCATCAAGAGGATCGTTCCCCATTTGCAATGCCCATCTTGCATTACCTGGATCACGAATTGCAAAAGCCACTTCATATTGAGTTTGAGCAGATCCACAGGTTGCAACGTAAATAATTGTCCAAGATGTTCCCGCTACAACTCCATTTGTATTAACCAAGCCAGAATCTGTAGCCACCCCCCTTATTGCAGGATAACCATTCAGGACGTTAGATATTTGCTGCATCTTGGTTCCTGAAAAATATAAAACATCATTAGTATGTCCAGATTGGTCAGCCCACCCTTCAACCAGGTTTGTTGATGTTCCAAGCGTTAAACCGGTATCCGATTTAAACCATGCAAAAGTGTTGGTTGGACCTTGAACTGCCGGGCCGCTCCCACCGCCACTTCCTCCTCCACCACTACCTGCTATGCTTGGACTATATCCTGTAGAACCACCAGCACCAGCCTGAGAATAGACATGATAGCTTAGAGCCACCATCAGACCGATTATTCCAAGAGTAACTTTCCATTTCATTTGGTAGCGATTAAATCTTTAATATCCTTCACAGCATCCGTTGAAGCTTTAAGAGTCGGAGACTGAAAGCTTTTGGGTGTAAACACGTCAGATGTCACAAGATCGAAGTCCACTTGTGAGATCGATCCTTCGACCTTGTCTGGGTTAGAAGCATCAGCAAACCAGATTTTAAAACGAATCGGAGCCTTTCCTAAACTAAACTCTGGAGAGGAAGCAATACCTGTGATTTTATCCAACTCAGCCTGAGTCTTAATGTCAATCTTCTCACATTGAGAAACATCTTTGAGACGGCCATAAACCTCAAGATGATAGCCTCCAGGGAAGCTTTCAACAAAGATTCTGGTAATAGTGGCAGCCTCTAAATTTAGATTTAAGGATAAAACTAAAATAAGAGCAGATAGTATTTTCATATTATAAAGAAGGCATTACACCAAATACTCCATAAGTTCCATTGCTTGGGGTATGAGCAATGTTTGGATCTCTGTTATTGATATAAAGAGTGATTGTTCCGTTAGTTTTACAACTCACATCCACTAGCAAGTATTGATCGAGAGCACCTCCTCCAGGAACAATCTTCATATAGGCTCCGTTTGTAATAGATCCAGTTACAGGAAAGTTTGTGCTATAAAAAGAATTTGTTCCAATCGATCCAGGGATCAGATTAACGGTTGCCATCAAATTAGGACCAACTGTTGAACTATTCGTTGTAGCTTGGAAATTGACTGCGTTTAATTGAATTACATTTGTACTAAAACTTCCAAGTTTAGCTCCACTTGCTGAAATTGTTGTCTTGGCACTAGTTCCAGTCCCACCTCCTACATCGGTGGATGAACCAGTCGAAGCCGTATTGTTAATGAAGGAAACGGTTCCACCTGAATTCAATCCATTATATCCTGTGGCAGATAATGCTCCATTTCCTACCAATAAATTCCCATTCGAAGAAACCTGCATTACAGTGGTTCCATTTGCAGTTTTCCACACTTGCATTCCAACCGCTCCGCCTCCCGGACTTTGCACCACAGTTAAAGCAACACCGCTTACACCCGCTCCTTGAATCCTAACAGCTTCAGTTGTGGCAATTAGATTAGTACCAAAAGAAACACCACCATTCGTGATAAACATGGTGCTAGTATTGTAATTAAGACCCCCAACCGTGGTAGCTGTTCCAGCATTAAATGTAACTGAATCAGAAGCTGCATCTCCAAAAGTTGAATTCCCATCAATAGCAGCATTCCCATTGACTTGGAAATTTGCATTGGAAAGCATAATCAGGCCGGTACTACTTCTAAATGAAAGCATTGGCCCATTATTAGTAGAACCCAATCTGAATCCTTGAAAAGAGTTGGTCTGAATGATTCCTATGGGATTTCCTAATGGATCCGTGAAATAAACATAATCACCACTTGGACCTCCCGGAAAGAATTTGGTGGTTCCAAATTGATTGGTTCCAGCTGAATTCGTTGAAATAATCTGACCGTTACCAGTACCAATAAAAAGATTGGATACCGTGACAGACCCAGAAAAGCTCTGATTCGTGGAGTTATTAGATCCCGCTGGAGGGTTAACGAAAGCAGTCGAACCTCCTCCTCCAGACTCTGATAACCCTTGATAGCTTATGGCAATCATCAAGGCTAATGCCCCTAATACAATACCTATCCGATTAAACCGAATGCCTTGATTATCCATTTGGTTAATTCTGGTTATTTTCAGGTTTTACATCAATTTGAAGTGTTCCTGTCGTTACGTTCGTGCTTGAAATAGAGCAACGGAAATAACGAGATAATCTACGAGTCCTATCCACAAATGTATTTGTAGGATTAGACATATCAATCGCATACACCCTGGAGCTGATCGTAAACGGAGTCTCCCCACCAGAAGTAGTCCCGGCTGATAGAACCGGCTCATCATAGAAGGTTGTTCCATCTGAAGACCATTGCGGTTTTACCTTGCCATTAGCCGCTGCCTGAGAAGTTGGAACTGTAATGATTAAGGTACAGGAATCGTAACTCTGAAGATCAATGTTCGTGGTCGCAACATAGCTAGACGTTAAGGTCGTAGGACCCAACAGCCTAATCAATCCGCCGCTCTGCACCTGCTGTGCCGCAGCCCATACTGTAGCTATCATTAAAGAAGCTACAAAAGCATATCGGATCTTCATTCGATCCTCCTTTTTTAAATGTTAAGGAAACGTACCTGTATTCTTGTATCCGTAGATAAGAATGGGAATGTTATTCGTTCCAACTCCACCAGAGGCGAGACCTGAAGCAATAAGATTCGAAGTCGTTACGGTAATCGTTACAACTCCGTTTCCTGATGGCAATACTCCACTGGTTCTTCCAACAAATACTAGAGGAGTTGCAACATAAGATACTCCAAATGTATTCGTATATGCTGTATCAGTACCAGACACTGTTGCTGTCAATGATACGAGACTATACTCATTCGTATTGCTATCTCCCGAAACAACCACTGGCAATGCACTGGTGGTATTTGTACCGCCTTGCGCAATCATGGTGCTGTTTCCTGCGCGTGAAATCTTCTTCACATCCGCAAAAGACAGAGAAACAAATGCTAAAACTAAAGCAGAAATTAAGATCTTTTTCATAGTTATCCTCCAAATAAGGGGAGCGACAGCGTTTACCTGCCGCCCCCCAATTTTTAATTAGGCTCCAGCGTTTCCATACACCCCGAACCATGTCGGAGTTGCAACTTCGAAACGTTCACTGGTTTTCCAGCTAAACACATCTTTATCAACAGCGTTACCCAGTTCAACAGAACCAGTAACATTGAAGAGCGAAGTAATGTTCATCATTTTGCGTTGGTAATTTACCAATGCGAAGGACAGAACTTCGGAAGGGTTAGCAACCAAGAACCATGCTGTGTCAGAGGTCAATAGAGGGCTCGTGAGAACCGTCATATTTGTTAGTGAACCAATAACGTTAGCTTGGTTTTCCATGGATTGAGGAACCCATTCGCTCTTAATCAATTCGTTTGCACGACGCTCAAGAGCTTGAGGAACCACAATGAATTTTGCATCATAGATGTTATCGAACAAACCAGAATTACCCTTGGTAGTCTTCATGGTGTTTCGACCAGTCCATAGTGAATCAATATCAAGTGCCGTAGCTACTGAAGCACGGTTTGATTGAGTTCCACCATTAACCAGAACATGAACAGTGTTGAAAAGGCTCAAGCCATCTTCAGCCAACTGAGTTGTGAACCCGTTGTTGAGAAGGTTAAGTCCTCGTCGTTCATGAGTTTGATCCATCGAGTTGCGCATTCCTTTAGCAACGCTATCCTGAATCGAGGTGAAGAGGTTATCTTCAATCAACTCACGGGATACGTCAGTAATGAATCCGAACTTCTTGGGTTGGATTGTGATTGCAATGTCTTGCTTGATTTCCTTCTGAGGATAAGCACCGTTTTCAGCAACTTCCGTCGCTTCACCTTGTCCCACGACACGGTTAACAATTTCGTAAGCACGATCCGTGGTCTTTTGGAGCAGGATCTGCTTTGCGATCATCGGGATCGTTGCATTGGTTTCGAAGAACATTGAGCGCAACCGAGCATCAACCGCACTCAACATGCTACTTGTAATTACTGTAGACATATATTTTTAGTATTTAATTGTTAAGCGAAGGTTAATGCAGTTGGTAGAAACTCAACTACACATTGAGGATAAGTATCGGTTGCTGCATCAATACGACTCAGCAAACGCACTTTAATGTTTGTGGTGTCATCAATGTCCAGCACCCAAGCGGTTGATCCGCTTACGGTTACCAGAGCAACTCCGTAATCAGATTTTGCATCCAATGCAGAATCCGCGATCACAGCGAGTGATGCTGTTCCGCTATAAGCATTCATCACATAGCTTTCGCCAGTTTGAATCCTCTGAACAACAACCCGAGTATCTCCTGGGACGGCTTGGGTTTCTGTGCAGCTCGCAATGTACGAGATTGCGACTGGATCTGCTCCACATCGCGTTAGCTTGTTATTTACTTTTACAAGTAAATCGCCGGGAATGAACACCTCTGCTGTGTTAATATCCAGCTTGTCTGATTCTCCAGCTCCACCATTCTTAGTTACAATGAGGCGGGCAGGTTTTAGGGCTTGTATTGCCATTTGTATTCCTTCTTTTGTTGTACCCTAAAACCAATCCCGCATCTGCGGAACCATACTTAGGGCGTTGTTAATCTTCTGATAAATCGGCTCCACTCAATGGTTTGGCTTTAATCATCCCCATTCCAATCGAGGAAAGTTGATTGTTAAAGTCATCCGCTTGAGTCTTCGTTCCTTCCATGCTCTGAAATCGATTTGCACGCTCCTGCTTTTTCTGCCAGTTAGCTTGCTGAGCGCGATGGAGTCCTATGGGTTGCCATGCCAAGACTTTGCTGCCTTTCTTGGTTGCCTCTTCAATGGTTGTCTCTTTCAGCTCATTCGTCTTTCGATTCCAGAATAAAGGTGTCCATCCACGATGATCTTCCCGAACAGTTTCCCGATCAGGCATTGCGACATATTGTTCTTTGTATTTGGGAATAACGTTCTTGGCTAGATACTCTTCCATCGTTAGTTCCGCATCCAAGTATTTGTTCTGAGGGGGAACCTCAAAGCTTTGAACTTCCAATACTGGACTGTCGATCTGCGCTTCTACTTTAGTCTTCTTAAAATTAGCCATATAATTAAAACTTTAAATTGTACTTCTTTTTTACTGCTGCGAATTCTTCTGCTGTTTTTGCTCTAGATGTTGCCATCATTGCTTCGTGACTGGGGAACCCAGCCGCTCGTGCGTCTGCATCGTTTTGGGAGTTATCGACACCTTCACCTCTCCCTGATCCACTACCCACTCCTGCACTTGCACCTGCTTTGACGGAACTAAGATCCCTGCCGTTCCCTTTAGGGACCAGCAAAGGTTTGAGCGTATTATAGCGTTGAATTTTCTCAGATAAAGGGAGCGCATCAAACTCAGGGAATTGCTTGCAGAATTCCATGGCTTCCTTTGCAGAAGGATTGAGTTCGACCAGTCCTCGCTCATTCTGTTGATCTTTGAATCGTATCGCATTTGATAAAGCTTGATTTTGGGCAATCAAGTTTCTCGTAGTATTGAAGTTATAAAGATCCTTGTCGTACTCCCACGCTGCTTCTTTCTCTGTCTTATCATGGTTTTCAACGAGGTTTCTTACGTACTCTGATTTGGAAGGGAATTGGAACTCTTGGGCTTTAGGTTCACTCTTTGTAGCTAACTGTTTTTCCAATGCTTCCGCTTTTGCTTTAACAGCGATATTCTCTTCATGAAGTCTCTTGGCTTCTGCTGAGCTATCACTGTATCTCTTTTGATAATCTATTTTTTCTACGGGTTGTTCAGCCGGGCTTGTTATCACCTCTGCTGATTCAGTGCCGGTCGCTTGTTCAGCGAGTTGGGCTTCAGACATATAATCCTTTTGTTAGTGCGTGTTGGATCTTGTTATCGATCGGACGCAATTTGTTGACGTTCACTTTTCTCACTTGCGCGACAAATACTTAACTTATTTGCAACATGCAACAAAAGATTGTGATTATTCACAATCAAGTTAAATAACTACTAACTTAGACTTCGCCAGACTTAAGGGCTGTATGTATCCCGATTTCCAACATAACAGATAACTGTTCGAAAGTTTTTGCAGTAGCTTGTTCTGCGATAGCGGAATTTAAATCTCCATCTTCAATGTGTTCTCGTAGACGTAAAACTGACTTATCAGCCTGTTCTTTTAATAGGACAATTAGGAATCTAGCTTCCTGAGATCCCGCGAGAGCTTCTAATTCAAACTTAGTTATCGATTCGGTTTCGATGAACTCGTTACCTAAAGGAATCTGGATCATATCCCACGTCCTTGACCACCTACTCCAGCAGTAGGACGAGCTTCAAGAGGGCCGGCTAACATGGAAGCTCCTATCGGATTAGGACGCGCACCTTCACCCAGACCGCCGGGTTGAATCCCCTGCAACTGTCCTTGTCCAGCCTGAGGAGCATCCGCAGCAGCTTGAGCGAGATAATCTTGCATCAATTTCTGAACATTCTGATCTTTATTCAGGATCTCTTCAGGATTAGGAAACACAGAGGAGAATGCTTTATACACTCGAGTTAAGAAAGCGACTGGATTTGTAAATGGTGCAAGTGCTGGAGAGAAAACGACTTGCGTAAGATTGAGCAATATCTGTCTGACAGTTGCTTTATTCTCAAACTCTTGCACGCTAACCTCTTCGAGCATCATAGGTGCGTTGAACTCATCTGCGGTTACCATGAATGTAGCTTTCTCTCCTTCTGGTCCTGCAACCTCTACCGCAATATCTTTATCCAAGAATTGAGGGGCGTACTCTTGAACTTTCTTCATATACGCTCCGTAAAGCTGCATATTGATCTGCTTAATATCGTTTAAAGCTGGAGCACTTGATTGATCCCGGATGGTAGAGAACTCAGTAGCTGAAGTACGTCCTCCCAAAGCTTCTCCCATAGCAAACGGTGGAGTTTGACTTACTTTCTCTGAATCATCAGAGATGTACTGTAAACTTGGCATTATACTATGGGTAATATCAGGGACATCAAGCTGACGAATGGCATCCTGGCTAGTTACATCAAAAACCTTGTCATAGCCCATCTTCATGTCTTTGTTTTTGACTCTTCCGATCATGCGGGAGATGGGACGCATGTTCTGCAAGGTCCGGTTGTCCATTAACTGACCTTTAGCCACTGTTTCTTGGATATAATTATCGTACAAGAGGTTGGCTAGCCCTCTGTGATAAAACCCTGAATCATCTTCGTGCGAATGAGCGGCAATAAACGGAATTCCATTAGACCAATAAGGAGATTCCTGGAATCTTACGACAACCGCGCTGTTACTTTGAATATCTCCGATACATTCCATGAGATAACGACGAGAAGGAGCGTTTTGATCCCATTTTAAGCTGATTACCTTCCCATTCTTGCCAATTTTGGTCTTAATCTTTGGTAAAAGGATCCAAGCTTGCCAATGTTCATACATTTCTGACATATAAGAGTCTGTTAGACCTTTACCGGCATTCTCCACCCTCTGCAGCTCTTCCTGATTCGCTGTGGAATACGGATTGAACTTCTGAATCTCGGTAATCTTCTCAAAATTGGTGAACTGCCCCGTTAAACACTTGTTAACAATCTCTCCTCGGGTCATGTCGGAGCGGTAAAGGAAGCAGGTTTGACGATCTAGATCTGGAATTCTGTTATCCATCCAGCATTGGTCGATCTTAATTGGATGAAATCCTACTTCATCATGACAAACATAATCGTACTCTTCTTCTTCAGCCTCCATAGGGTGAGGCGTATTTGAAATCTCGCCCGTATCGATGTGCTTATATCCAATTTCACCCGTTAAGCCCGTAATCTGCTCATTAGGATTCTTGTTAATCCATCTCTTTTTCTTCTCAACTTCATAATCATAAGGCACATAAGCGATATGATCGGCATATTTGAAAAGAGAGTGGTAGGAATATCTTGCCTTGCGCTCAAACTCAGTCTTCCTTGCGCAATATTTACCCCATCGATTCAACGCCTCAGCCACGGTAGCTTTACGTTTCTTATTCTCTGAGGTTTCGAAAATTCCTATATCAGGCTGGAACTTGACTGGTTGTTCTTCAGTGAAAGATGCTAGGAATGCTCCGTCTGCGAGGCGACGGCACACACGATGGAATACAGACGCAGATACCTTAGCTCGTGTTAATTCAGATAATCGGTGATCCCGAAGGCTCATCCAATACATCTCATCCGCTGGATCCCATACGTTTTGCTTTTGATTTAACCAGTTAACTTGAAAAGCTCTATAAAACTCTCCCGCCATTCTTAACGTACCCGCTACAACTTCATTAGGTCCATTATCATCATAGATAGCTAAGTTAGGTTGCCCCTTAGCTTTAACTTTCTCTGCAACTGGTGAGGGTTCTATTGGCTTCCGATCCTCATCATTTAGAAAGAGAGTGTTGATCGGAGCATCTGGGACCATGGGAGGCTATTACTAAAGATTGTGAATATGTGCAATGTTAAACTATAACTCGATCATCAATTGCCCACATCATTTCACAACAAGCTGCTTCCAAGCAATCCATCGCATGATCGTCTTTATTTTGGATTTTGATCTCCAAAGTTGAACTTCTTTCATTAAAAGTCTTCTTAAATGTCTTTTTCTGTGCCTCCCAGATCAAATTTGCACAAGAATCCATAATATAAAGCCTTGGAGCACCTGATTCATGAGTAATAAAGTGTTTTTCTGTTTTATTTACATGTAGCCATTTTCTAGTTTTATCCCTTCGAGCCTCCTGTCCAAGGGTTGACCATGGCATCACAGATAATCCTTCTTTAACGTATTCAAAATCTACTCCTCCTTCTCTTTGTGGATTCTGACTGAACTCAGCGTGATCCAGCTGGGTCATCTCGTACTTCTCGTTAATCTCCTGCTCGATATAGATGTATCCATCCTTCTGACGCTGGTTCCCACTCATCTCGATTATGTCCTTGCAACGCTCCGAGATCAGAGTTCCTTTTTTGTAATACTCCCGATAAACAAACATCACATTATTAGGGCTTAGAGCTATCCACAAACAAGCGCAAGGAGCCGCCATCCCCGCATCAATGAATCTGAATCTTTTCCAATTCTTAGGAATGGGGAACTCTTTAATGACGTGGACGTTGATATCAAAGTCAGGCCACCATCTCCCCGAAACATAGGCAAACTCTCCATATCGTACAGCCGGTTCGAAAGGGGTGCCTGAATACATCCTTAACGTTTGCTCCTTCTCTTCTAAAGGATAGATTTCAGTTGGTACATCCTCGATTCCTAATTTTAGGTGCATGAATGAGTCTGTTCCGATAACCTTCATTGGGTTACTACATAATTCAGGCAAATAACTAAGATCAGCATCATCCAAAGCAACGGTAATAATAATTCTTCCATTGGTAGTCCTTGTTCTGTCTAAACATTCTTTTAATATTTCAAACGGTGGTTCCTCATCCAAATGAATCATGTCGTATGCACCCGACTTCCAAACCTCCAAACTCTGCTCGTAAGTTCTCACAACACATTTAGAGCAGAACTTTCCAATCGTTGAGATGGAAGGACGTGTGTGCGTGAACCAGTGTTTAATCTTACTGGGAGGAAGCATATCTCTATAGATTTTTAATAGAACATCCTCTACATGGTTTAAGGATCTTCCTCCAATAAGACCTATGCGATCAGCCATGGTTTTTGTATGCCAAGTACGATTAAAATCAATCCCCATGGCTCGCGCCCCGGGCCACATCTTATTAATCTCTCCCTCCATCCAGCAACACATGATGTAACTTCCTAGGCTGGTTTTTCCAGTACGTTTCCATCCGGATAGGACGGTAACCTTAGGCATCTCTGTCATCCACCGCTTAATATGAGCGGCTAGCTTCGGATACTTAACAGTGGTCCCGAAAAATGCTAACGGATAGATCTCAAACGCAGACTGAACTTTCTTCCTGTCATCGGGAGAGAGACTCTTAATGTATGAAAGAGGGACGTGCACATTAAGTGTAGATCATTAACTCCACATCATCTTCAAGTACCATGGCATGCCAATGTTTCTTTAATCCTACTAACTCTGACGCAAGGGGAGAGAGGCGGTCATCATAACAAATTACAGGGACTAGACACTCACGACCAAGATCCTCTCTCTTAATCTGACGACATTTTGGACCAATAGATATAATAGTTCCGGTGTTTGGAACTCTTTTATATTTGTCTGCCGTCTCGATTAAAGTCGATCCTAGATGATTGATCTGATTGCCCAGATCAACGAGAACCATTCTGCGCATCATTTTGAGCATAAGTTTTTATTATAGAAAGTAAGGGCGGAAATATCAGCCAACTGAGTTGGTTTTAACCCTCTAAATGATGGAGATTCTCTGAAAATAATAGATGCAAGCCTGTGATCCCATGTATGATGAAGCTCAAAAGTCATCCTTGAAGAATGCCCCATATCCTTCATTCCCTTCTTATCTCTAAGAATCTCTGAGACTTTCTCTTCAATCTCATCCGGTAATCCATAAGCATAATAAGGAGTTGCCTTCAAAGCTTCTGACCAACCAGGTTTAATATCTGTGAGTAGAGGACGACCTGATGCCATGGTTTGAAAGTTTCTGTATGGTATCCCTTCTTTCACAGATTGAGGATCTGTAGCTCCGATGTGTAAAGCTCCGTAATGATAGAGGTGAGCCATGGTTTTAGCTCCCGAGGTATCGACTACTTTCAATCGTTTCGAAAAGTCTCCAATGAAGTAACGAAGCTCTCCTTCGTTTGCATGTCCTTTCTGTCTCATATCAGTGAAGATCATTAACGGACTAGCTTTTAACACTTCTCTTAATGCTCTGATTCTTACTTCATTTTTACTATGCGCCCAGATGCACCATCTCATTTGTAATACTTCTCCAGGATCTAGTTTCTCAATATCTTGAAAGAGTCTGAGATCTCCCGCACTCAATCCACTCTTAGCTTCAGATTCAACAACATCCCATGAAGGGATCTCTCCTTTGAAATTCGAAACATAGTTCATGGAGGAATCTATGATCTTCTGAGCAACTTTATTGACCCATTGTCTGCGTTTCTGAATCTCTCCCATTGAGTGAAGACCTCCAATGAAGACACATTCATCACTTAACTGAGTATCACATTCGAAGTACTCATCTCCGTCCTCAGCTAGGTGCATGATCTTGGCGTTCATTCCAAACTTGATCATACACTCATCAGCCCAATAATTGTCCCATACATAAAACTCAAAGTCTGAGAGACGGGAGCAGGACTTGACTGCTTCAGTGAATCCCATTCCTTCTATCCTCATCACTGGATCATCAAACCATAGATTTACTTTAATTCCGTCACAGGCTTTTAATGTGTCTGCGTACTTCCATGCGAGAACTCCGATGAAGATAATCAAATCAGGTTTGATATTCTTTAAAGCTTCATAGAACTCAGTCTCAGGCATCATCTTTGCTTGATGGAAGATGGAGATCAGATGAGGTTGGATGTGCTTCTTATTTAGATAATTGATTACGTGGCGAGTGGTACCCTCTAAACCTTGAGTCGCTCCGTCAATGACCACGATTTGATTTGGCAATATCATTTTAATTTCTTTGGAACCCATCCCAAACGATTGACATAAAAAACTCCGTCACTGACGTCCACATTCTCATTGAGCTTAAACTTACCATTAAGTCCTCGGTAGAGAGTTTGGCCGTCTAATGTAATGCTATCACTCTTCTTATAAGGACCACGCTTATCCGTTCTTCGTCTCGCCTTCTTACCATGCTCACTTTGCTTCTTCTTCTTCATAAGAAAAAGAGAGCGGCTCTTCGGGAACCGCCCTCTTCTTTAATTACTTCTTACCTTTAATGAAAGGACCACGAGGTTTTGCTTTTTGTTTTTTCCGGGGCATAGTTTCTCCTATTTGTTGTTCTCTAAATTCTTTACTTTAATGACCTGCCTTTTAGTTTTTTGTCGATAGAAGTCATCAAACTTTTCAGCTCTCTCTTTAGTTTCTTTAGTCTCTGGTTCGGTGTTGGATTTTTCATTATAAAGTTCTACAGATTTTCTTAAATATTCTCCCCAAGGTATTCCTGCTACATAGGAATGGAAAAGTGACTCCTTAAACATCTCATCTGTGAGCCATATATTACGCACTACAGTGAAGATCTTGGGTCTATTGATCGAACGTGGCACGGCACGCTCTATATCATTAGATCCGCTAATGTGTCAATGAGATTGTATAAGGTCATGGCACAGGATAGGCGTTCCAGCATTTAGTGCAGACGAGGGTCTTCTGGCCTGGAGGGTAGCTATTGAGTTGGAACTTGTGACAGGTGGGACACTCTGACTTAACGACGATGAATCCTTCCTCAATTTGGTAGAGAACCTTCTTAGCCAGCTTAGAATCTCGCTCGGTCATTACTAATGACGATTAGCATGACAAGGGCGAGTAACGCAATCAAACTCACTTCTTCTTCAAAGCCTTCTTATGTTTCTTACTAGGAACTATTTTCCCACCATACTTATGGATCCATCTCTCAAATATCTTAGGCTCGTGAATGGCCAAATAACCTTTCTGAGCCTTGGAACGAAACGGCATATTATTCCTCTTTAATTTCCTTAGCTCTCTCCGTATCAGACTCCTTCTCTTCATCCTGATCACTCTTATCAGAATCTTGAATCGCCCAGCTCGCAGGCTTCTTCGGAGCCTCGTTCTTCCCAGTAAATAGTTTTCCCATAAATTACTTTCTATCCTTAATAAAATCCAACCACTCCTTAGATTTCTTATACTCTTTAATTCTATCCTTATCTTTTTCAAGATGAGGCTCCCAACCATAAGACTCCACCATCGCCGCAAACTTCAAAGGCTCATCTTTCAAAATACGATCTCTCTCTTCCCTGTCCTTAAACGGTGTCCACTCTTCCATAAACCCCTCTACCACATCTCCCAATCACCACGCAATCACCAAATACTCCTAAGGCGCACAAGTGATCTCAGGCAGGAACCAGGGATAATATTCTAATTTATCCTATTCCAAATCTTCCCATTAAGGATTAGAGACACATGGTAGTAAGGAAGGCGAAATAGTTTAGAAATCAAAACAATTCTCATGCCCATTGCTCTAAATTTCTTCATCCTCCGAACCTTATCATTCGTAAGCTTAGCTCCGTAAGCATCCTCTCCGTATAGAGGCTTAAACAATCCAGTCCTAAGCGCGTGATCCCTATTCTCAGCCTGAGTTACATACTCCAGATTACTCAATGCGGCATTAAGCTTATTCCCGTCCTTATGGTTAACTTCCATACCTAATGGACGCTCTCCAAGAAAGGCTTGGGTAACCAACTTATGCACATAGATCCTTTTCTGCTTTTTCCCTTTAGATAGCTCAGTAATCAGATAACCGTTCTTCTTCTGGTTCATACTCAACATCCTAATCCTACTTATCCCTTGAAAGTGAATCGACCTAACCCTCCCCAAATCGCTAACCTCATAAAGACCTTCGTATCCAACAACAGGTTTCCATTGTTCAATTATCATGATCAGATTGTATAGGCTCTTATATGGATTCTCAAGAATATGTTACTTAATATTACTATTAGTCGACCGTATCGGGGGGATAGGCACGGGTCCCCACCCCTCCTCCCATCTTGAACTCATAAGTAATCCTTAACAGTTCACCCCTCTATTCCCCTTGCCTTCCTACTCTATGCCTCCATGAGTGGGTGTGGGTAAAGGTAAAATGGGTAATGGGGAAACAGGAAATGGTAAGGGGGAATTGAAATACGATCCTTATTGAGACTGACAATGATCGTTTGCACAGTTTATGCGCTTTCTACGGTGAGCAAACCTAGGATTTTTGGGAGGATTAGTTAGTCAATAGGATTATTCCTTATTGAGACTGAACCAAAAAGGTTTAATGACAGCTAGCTATCGATTGCGCAACTAGGCTATTAAGCCCCCAACAGATCAGACCAATCCACCGTCTTAACAGGCTCCTCAGCATCTAAGGATATTGTCTTATCAGTCATGATGCCAGCTATGACTGCCAGGCTGCCAATGTTAGCTCTGTCTGCCTCAGGTGAATCAAGCTTCTGTATGAGCTTTCTAGTGGCTAAAACACCTGCTGTAGAGAGCATTTTTGCATATCCTTTTTTAAAGGAAACAATATCGTAATCACTAGCC